CTTGTGCAAACTGTACGTCATAAGGTGCAGGTGTTACAGTTGCGAATACTCTATGCTCAGGTGTTGTCTCTTTCGTCTTCGTAGGTGTAGTAACCAATTCTTTCTTTTTCGAGCGCCTCGTATTGACGGGTCGTTTCTTCGAGCCAGAAGGCAAGCTTACGTTTAATTGCAGCAAGTGATTTGCGTCTTCTTTCGACATCTATACGTTTCTTAAGTCCATCATGAGTTATGCGTCTGCCTGACTGAGTAGTTAACCAAGCAGATACTTCCCTGTAACTATACTGCTTTAAATGCTTCTTGGCAAGCAATAATAATTCTAATTCTTTAACAATGGGTTTCAACCAAGAATCATCTTCAGGATCTATCTCGTAACCAAATGGTACGGACCTCTTAGATAACCTTGGTACTCTTTCCCAACTCTTCATATTACTAGGCTTGGGTAACATCCAATAGCCTAAGTCTGTCTTTTGGAAGTCAGTCTTACGTTTCATCGTCCGTATTAGTTTCCTTTGGTGGTAAGATAAACAACCCACCACTAGACTCTACTGCTACCTTTTCAGTTTTAACTAAGCCAGAACGGTCTAGTACCTGACCTGCTGCAATCATGCGTTCCTTAACGCCTAGCTGCGTAGGATCATCCAGAGCCGACCCGTAAGCAATAGCAGCTTTTGGACCCAATCTTGACATGTAGCTTTTAGTAGCTTCAAATATTTCATCTTTAAGTGCCTCTGTAATTGAACGTGTAGGTGTACCATCACTATAGCCAGACATCCGTTTAGCCATAAGAACATCTCCAGCCGCCTCATCAAAGAGTACTTCTAGAAACTTCTGTTGGTTTTCAGTTAGCTGCTTAGCCATGAACTCATTACCTTCTTAGTATACGTAGTTATAACATGGTAGTAATAAAAATGCAACTACCTTTTAACATTCACATTTAGTACAGGGACACTCACGATTTAACACTGCACATAAAATACGCTTTATATATTTTCTCATGTTTTTTTCCTATACGGTTTTACTTTTGCTGCAACCTTTTTCGGTTGAGCCACATACTGCTTACCCTTAGCAGTTCCTTTTCGCTTGGATCGTGTTGTAGCGGAATACTCATCAGCACTAAGAGACTTAATAGCTTTCTTAGGGAGGTATCTCTCACCAGTAGCTTTTGGCCCTTGCGTTGACGGCTTCCCACTTTTAGTAGTCCAATCTTGTTTAGTCCAAGACTTAAGACTTTTTTGAGACTTTTTTAGCGCCATCAGCTTTAGCCTTTGCTGTCTTGCTTAAATCTTTATAATGAAAAAGCTTTACACTTGTCTTACTGTGACCCTTACCTGTATGCAAAGAACCATCAGGCATCTTGTGAGTACCGCCCTTATGTTCCATGCCATCCTTCTTAAAGTGCTTTACGCCCTTCATGATGTATATCCTCCACCTTTAGCTTTGTATTGCTTAGCAACCATCTGGGCTTTCCTCCCTGACCACTGTCCGGGGCTTCCTCCTTTGCCGCCAGCCTTAACGGATGCCACAAGAGACTTACGCATAGTAGGCTTAGTATAATTACCAGCCGCATTAACGCCAGACTTTTTCTTGGAGGTAGAACTTGTCTTGGATTTCGCCACGTGTCATTCCTATGTCTTTGAGCATCTTGTCTGACATGTTATGTAACTGCCAGTACTCTGCTCTACGCATTTGGTTTTCTTGTATCTTCTTGAACAAACGTTTAAACATGGTATAACTCCTCTATTACCAAGGATAGTTATACCATGCTTTGCCTTACGGGACTACGTACAAGAATGCAATCCCGCTATGCGTAGTAGCTACTTCTTCTTAGCTGCAGGCTTCTTCTTAGCCATACCGCCATACATGTAGCCACTCTTCTTAGCCATGCCACCTGCCATCATCTTAGCTGCAGGTTTCTTCTTAGCCATACCGCCAGCCATCATCTTAGCTGCAGGTTTCTTCTTAGCCATACCACCAGCCATCATCTTAGCTGCAGGTTTCTTCTTAGCCATTCCACCCTTATTCATTTTGCCAACACCGTCAGCTGCATAGGTTGGAACCTTCTTGCCGTTCTTCATAGTCATGGGCATCTTAGCCATAGTATATTCCTTTTTGTTTAAGCTAACGTTACACGTACAGCTACAGTTTCTGATTCACCACGACTATAGTTTAAGATAGTTGCATTACCTATTCCTTTAGGTACAACCATACAGTGTGTGCCTGCAGGTAGTTGCAAATCATTAGCAGTTGAATCTGCCTCTGCTGTAGCAAAACCCATATCAAGCTTGTGGCTTGTAAAGATATATACTAGCTTTGCATCTGTGCAGTCTACATGAGTAGTATTATCATTGCCTAGGGAGACTGCGCTTTGCACAGTCCACCCCATGTTTTCTCCTGTTACTGACCCTACTGAATCAACCATTATGCTACCTGTACGTATTCAATAACAAAGGTAAATGAACCTGCTGTAGTAGCGTTCACTGTGTTAGTGATGTTACAGAAGATGTTACGTGCAGCTGCTGCGTATTGAACAGAGGCTGGGGCTGTCGTGCCATCCTGTGTCTGAAGAATTAACGCAGTCACTGTTACGTTACCTACAACAACTGTTGTACCAGCGTCTAAGATTTCGTCAGCCTGAGTAGCTACAATTTGTGCGCCTGAAGAAGATGTACCAACTTCATAACCAATGTCACCACTGCCACAGATAGGTGCTGTAACGCAGAAGATTTTAATGTCGGTGATAACTGTACCTGCTGGCTGTACAAATGTACCAATAGTGGGTGAGTCACCTGCAGTTGAGTTAACTGTAACACCAGCAACGTGAGCTACGTGCTTGACGAAGAGACTGTTTACAGAGCTACCAAGTGTAGTAGTTCCTGTTACATCAATGCCATCACCAAAAGTAATGTCTGTTTGATAGGCTTCAATGCCTTGTGTAAATGTAGTAGTTGCCATGTTATTATATTCCTATGTGTTTACCATTTGACTTTATCAGCCCAGTAGGCTGCGCTAAGTTTTCCTCTTTTGATATTCTTAGCATGTCTTGCTTTAAAGGATGCACGCTTTTTCTTCATGCGGTCAGATTCACCCGCTTTTGGTTTACCTGCCGTTTCGGCTCCCTGCTCACCGAACCTGATGAGCTTAATGGTGTCACCTTCTTTGGCAAGCACTGCGTGGGATTTCGTGGGATGCTTAGGTGTCTTCTTAGGCTTGTTGTAACCTTCAAACTTTTCACCTCTATACTCTACAGACATTAAGCACTAATCCCCATAACTTCTAACTTTAAACAACCAGCCTTTGCATATACGCCAGCAGATAAGAAATCATCCTTAACTTTAAACGCATCAACTAGACATTCTTCTCTAGTAGGAAATAGCTCGTTTACATTAGACAGTACAGTACAAGAAAGTACATTAGGGCTGCTACAAGCTAGAACTATAGAAAGAAACATAGCTACTTTACTTCTTTACTCAGATTGCGTCCACGGAACCCTGCTGGGAAGAGAGCTTGGAATGCTGCCTGTTTTTTCTTCACACGTTCAGCTTTTCCTGTAATAGTGAACGTAGGTGTACCACTTTGCGATGGCTTTGTAGATGCGCCAGCGTTAACTGACTTAGGAGGAATAGTAAGTATCATACGATCCTTGACACTTTCTGCGTAGCCTTTCTTTTTAGGGCTGGTCATGTGTATGATCCTCAATTAATGTTTATAACTAAACTATTCCCAGTCTCTTATACGGTCAGGGTCCAGTACTTCTCTACGTTTTAACATACCCTCTAGGTACATAGCACGTTCAACTCTATCTAGCGTGTAATGTACGCCAGTATCAGACTCAATAGCTGTACGAACGTAGAAGACATCACTCTTAGGGATGTGTACCCGTTGTATTGCACGAGTATCATTGCTTGCCAATGCTTTATAGAACTCTTCTAATACATTTTCACTTGCATATAGTTGTATACGTTTAGCCATCTTTGTCAATACATAATACAAGAGAAAAGGCGTACCGCAAACTTTATTTAAGTCAGCATTATTACGGATATGAATAAGATTACGGTACGTTAGTTAAACTTTAAGTCTTATATTTTTATAAGTTAGGTAATATCTACTTAACTACTACAAATAATTGTATACTAACACAAAGTATATGTCAACTCTATAGTTTAACTATACGTTTAACATTTCCTAAGTCCAATAACTCCTTTGCAACAGTCTTAGTTAAACTTTATAGTTAAGTATTTTATTATTGTATTAAATATATATAACTTATAGTTTAACTAAGCCTCGCTATGCTCAGTTATACGCATTTTCAGCACCGTGTCAACCCCTAGTTCACCGTATTTGTACGTTATACTACCTTCTGTAACAACTTGTTACTATTACGTTACGTCATTCTATAGCATATCGTACCCGTTCAGCTTTATGCCCACCATAACGTGCGTCTTTATGTACATATAGGGCCGTATAACCAAAAGTAAAAATCACTTCTGTGTAGTAGTACATATACGTATACGTACGGCAGGGGGGTGGCCCTCGCATACCCTCGCATATGACGCGCATTTACGTGCTCGCGCATGAGATGTCCTGCTAAGTGGTTGATATTGCTAGCATCACACACGGATTAGTCATCCGCTTACGCGCTCATGCACGCATATATGCACGGATGTACGTGAGGTGAGGCACATATCCGCATTCATGCACATCCACAGGCATACCCACCTACATGTCATGCACATAGGCACACCCACCCACACGTAACGCACGTCATGCACATCACACGCACATCACGCGAGGCCAAAAGTGATTCGCAAAAGTGATTCGTTTTATTGGATGTTCCTGATTCGTTCATGCTACTGACGGACCGTCCATCACTAGGCTCCTTTCTCTTTCGCATTATGCACGGGGAAAGTGGTTGACAATGTTTCGGCAATCGGCAACAACTGAGACATCGAAACGGCAAATCGCCACAACCCAAACGGAGAATATCTCATGACAAATTCAAACGCCTCAATCAAGCCAGTTGCATCAGATGACACAGTGATCCGCATCGGCAAAGCCACGTTCACATCTCAGCAGAGCTTGGAGCATGG